ACCCAACAAGGAGCAAAAATAAATGGCCACAGTATATGATATAATAAAAGGAATTAATCAGGCAGCGGCAAATGCTACTGACGGCGCGCATGACGGGCGGTTCAGAGTAGACGGTAAAGATAGCTTAATAGGTCTTAAGCGCGAAGAGGGTTGTCCTCTAAATGACTCCAGAGTGATCGATGGATTCAAAGTTAGAATTAGTGGCCCTAAATTGATTGTTTCATATCAGTCTGAAATGTCAATTAAAGCAGTACACAATACAAAGCTGGGCGATGAAATCGAAAGAACTTATAAAGATATTATTAAGTTTTTGAAGAAAGAATATAAAAACATCACCGGCGATGGCTTAACTTTAACCGCGCAAGGCCCCTGCGATATTTTATTACAAAACATGTCAAGAGTGAGGACGTGGGTACAGTGCCAAAAAGTTTATACTATTGGGGGTTTGAAAGACGTTGTGGTAGTCAGAGAACCTTCTACAGATCGCCTAGATAAGAATTTTCGTAAATTCCTTGATTTACATACAGACAAGAAGCCAAAAAACGTAACCAGAAAAAATGAAAAAAATGATTAATGGCCTACAAACTCACCAAACAAAAAATTGTCAAAGAGGTTGTTAGATGTGGAAAACAACCTTTATATTTTATAAATACATATTGTAAAATACCCCACCCGGGCAAAGGCTTAATCCCTTTTAAAACATATGATTTCCAATCAGATTTGGTAAATGATTTAGAAATGCATAGGTTCATGATTGTATTGAAAGCTCGACAGTTGGGAATTTCAACGATTACGGCTGCTTATGTTGCTTGGTTGATTCTTTTTCATCGAGATAAAAACGTCTTAATTGTCGCCACAAAATTGCAAACAGCAGCGAACATGGTGAAAAAAGTTAAAACCATTATTAAACACCTCCCTGAATGGTTAAAGATTAGTAATTTTGATGTAGATAATAAAAACAGTGTTGAATTATCAAACGGTAGCCAAGTAAAAGCATCTTCAACTTCTGGGGACGCAGGACGTTCAGAAGCGTTGTCTCTTCTTGTTATCGATGAGGCAGCTCACGTGGAAAATTTAAGAGACCTTTGGACCGGTCTTTATCCTACAATTTCTACCGGTGGCCGATGCATCGCTATATCAACTCCAAATGGTGTGGGAGACTGGTTCCATGAAACGTACGTGGGGGCAGAGAGTAGTGAAAATGAATTTTATCATATAAACTTGCCATGGCAAAAACATCCAGATCGCGATGCTAAGTGGTTTGAAGTAGAAACTAAAAACATGAGCAAGCGACAAATAGCTCAAGAATATGAGTGCAATTTTAATACTTCAGGTGAGACTGTTATTCATGGAGATGATATTATAAGATTAAAAGGGATGTGTAAAGAGCCAAAATATAAAGTTGGTTTTGATAGAAACATCTGGATGTGGGAAGAAGCAAAAGATGAATATTCTTATCTATTAGTTGCAGATGTTGCCCGCGGTGACGGTGCAGATTCAAGCACTTTTCATGTTTTCAAGCTGGAAACCATGGAAATCATTTGTGAATACAAAGGCAAAGCAGCTCCTGACCTATTCAGTGAGATTATTTATACAAGCGGTAATGAATATAACAAAGCAATGGTTGTTGTAGAAAATAATTCTGTGGGATACCACGTATTGGGCAAATTAATTGAAAAAGGATATAGCAATGTATATTTTTCTAAAAAAGGAAATCATGAGTATATTGATCAATATTTAGCTGAGGGGGTTTCCAATGCTATCGCGGGTTTTACGACTTCTCTTAAGACGCGTCCGCTTATTATTGCTAAGTTTGAAGAATTTATAAGAAATAAAGTTTTGACTATTTATTCTACAAGATTGGTGAATGAATTAGATACATTTATTTGGAAAAATGGCCGCCCTCAAGCACAAAGAGGCTATAACGATGATTTAGTTATGGCCGCGTCGATTGGATGTTGGGTAAGAGACACAGCAATTGTTGAAAATAAAAAAGATATTGAGTATAAAAAAGCATTTTTAAATGCTATAATTTGTACTAATACAACATTGGAAACACAATTGCCAGAGATGCAACAAAAGACAAGGATGCAAGACAGAGCATATGATGACTACAAAAAAAATAAAGAATTCTTATGGGTTTTGAAAGGGTAGACCATGGTTGATCAAAAGAACGCAAAAAATACAAAAAACGCTGAGTCAACTTTATTTAAAAAGTTAACTAGGTTATTTTCTGGGCCAATTATTAATTATAGGTCTCAGAACACTCGACTGCATAAAAGACGAAGATTAGATAAATACGCTTACACTTTTAAAGATGTGGCTGGTCAGAAGTTTGAAAGATATGATTACAATCCCTACAATAATTTTTCAAGCTTTGCGATGCAAGCACAGAGCCGGCTCCAAAGATATAATGATTTTGAACAAATGGAGTTTACTCCGGAGTTAGCATCGGCCTTAGATATATACGCTGATGAAATGACAACTTTTAATGTTTTTAATACGATGCTCACCATCAAATCCACCAATGAAGAGATTAAAGGTATACTGGAAGTTTTATTTGAGCAAGTATTAAACGTTAATTTTAATATTTTTGGCTGGGCGCGGACCATGTGTAAGTATGGTGATTATTATCTTTATTTGGATATTGATGAAAAGCTGGGCATCAAACAGGTCATTGGTCTTCCTCCAAAAGAGGTGGAAAGATTAGAGGGCGAAGACAAACACAATCCAAATTATGTACAGTTCCAGTGGAATAGTGCTGGTTTGACATTCGAAAATTGGCAGATGGCGCATTTTAGAATTTTAGGAAATGACAAATTTGCTCCTTATGGCACATCAGTATTAGATCCTGTAAGAAGAATTTGGAGACAGCTCACTTTAATAGAGGATGCAATGATGGCGTATCGAATCGTGCGCTCACCTGATAGAAAAGTGTTTTATGTTGACGTCGGTAATATTCCTCCTCAAGATATTGAACAGTTTATGCAGCGTTTTATAACGTCAATGAAGCGGAATCAAGTGGTTGATGCTGATAATGGTCGAGTGGATCTTCGTTACAATCCCATGTCAGTTGAAGAAGATTATTATATTCCCGTCCGCGGGGGAGTTCAAGGAACCAAAATTGAAAATCTTGCCGGCGGTAAAAATGCTACTGATATTGATGATGTTAAATATTTAAGAGACAAAATGTTTTCGGGTCTTAAGATACCACAGTCTTATTTGACTTATGGTGAAGGTGGCGAAGAAGATAAAGGAACCTTAGCTCAAAAAGATATTCGTTTTGCACGAACAATTGATAGACTTCAGCGTTGTGTTTTAACTGAATTTGAAAAGATCGCAATGATACATCTTTATGTGTTAGGATTTAGAGGTGATGATTTATTATCTTTTAAATTAAAATTAAACAATCCATCCAAGATTTCCGAGATGCAAGAATTAGAACACTGGGGCGCCAAGTTTAACGCGATCTCTTCTCTTCCTGAAGGTTATTTCAGCAAACGCTGGATTGCACAAAATATATTTGAAATTTCTGATGAGGAGTTCCTTAGAAATCAGAGAGAGTTGTTTTATGATAAACAAGTCGCTCAAGAGCTTGAATCTGTTGCGTCAGCCGGCGCGGAAGCCGCCGCAGGCGGCGGCGGTCTTATGGGCGGCTTTGGTGAAGAAGCTGGCGGTGACATGGGCGGTGACATGGGAGGAGAGATGGGCGGCGATCTGGGCGCCGAAGCTGGTGCAGAGATGGGCGCTGAAGGCGCCGGCGAAGAGGCCGCGGCACCTGGCGAAGAAGCATTATTAGCTGCGCCTGAACCCGAGGCTGCAGCGCCCCCGGCGGGTAAAAGAGATGATAAACCTCCTCGCCCGGCGGCTAAAAATATAAAATATGTTGATGTCGACACCGGTGAAGAAACCACCAGTAAATCAAACGGCAAATGGTATATGCCCAAGAAGGGCGATCAAAGACATGCCGGTGCCAGAAAAAGATCTTATAAGGCTTTAGGTTCACATGAAATGGCCAGAATGCCCAAAAGACAAGTATTTCCTGGCTTGTCAGCCGGAGCAAAAGAATTGTTAGGTTTAAGTAAAGGCATTTTTGAGAACACATCAACTAATTATGATGAAGAGGAACGTAAACTTTTTGAAGTAGAAGAAAGTGTTAAAAAGTTGTTTGAAGACTTTGAAGACTTGGAGCATACAGATGAAGAAACATAATAAAAAACGAAATACTGCTTTTATTTATGAAGCATTAATTAGAGAGGTCGTCAAACAATCCATCAAGGAAAATAAAAAAGCTCGAAATACAGTTATTTCTATTATCAAGAGCCATTTCCATCAGAATACTGCATTGTATCACGATTTGGTTTTTTATAGAACTCTTTTAGAAACTACTGATGTTGCTGAAAAATTTGCTGTTAAGTTAATCAAAGAAACTCTTTCGAAGCGATCTAGATTAAACAAAGCTAGATTATTTAAAGAACAAAGTGTTATCATTGCACAAATTAATAAAAAATTATCAAAATCTGTATTTATGAATTACGTTCCAAGCTATAAACACCTCGCGAGTATTGGTCAATTGTTTAATGATAGTTTAAAGCCAAAAGCCAAAATGGTTTTAGAAGAAAAAATAGTGGAAAATATGACTCTTTTAAATACCACATCAAAAAAAGAGCAGCCAGTTGATAACATGATTATTGGAACATTTGTGAAGCGCTTTAATAATTCTTACGGAGATGAGCTTCTAGAAGAGCAGAAGGAGCTTTTAAACAAATTTATATCTGAAGACAATGTTGTATTTAAAATGCACATTGAAAGAGAAATTAATCGACTAAAAGAAGTATTGGAAAAAAACAAAAATAATAAAGAAATAGCAAAAGACAATTCAATGAAATCTAAATATGCAAAGGTTTTATCATTTTTGAGCGAAACGCATAAACACCTTGTGGATGAAAAATTAATATTAAAATTAACTCAAATTCAACAATTAGCAAACGAGATTCATTCCAATGATTAAAATTAAACTAGATCAACCTATCGATGCTAAAATAACATTACAAGCCAGAAAAACAATTACTGGCGACATTATGATATTAGATCATCCTGATATTGATGTAGTAGTTTCTACCAATGAAAATCGTGTCTTGTGTTTTCCTAAGAAAGAGTATGGCGATAATATTTATGCATTGCAGGCTCGCTTGTTTGATTATTTAGTTAAAAAAGGTAGTATAGTTAACGGGTCTGTGAGAGCTTCTAATATTTATGGTTCATTGCAGGGAACAATGTTAAGTGATATTATTCAACAGCCGGTTGTAGACCCCACGCAAGTTGCTATTTATCTTATTGCTAAATTCTTAAGAGATGAATTACATGTAGGCGATATTGTAGATGATTATCAAGATGCGTATGATGATTTATTAACTGAGCCCCCTAAAGACGATACAACGCAATTAGGGAAGGTACCCCATGGGCCGCATAAGGGCGTTAATTACTATGGTCAAAATAGTGTGTATGGAATGTACGGACAAATGTATGAGGAATAAATGGAATTAATTTATTTTATTCTCGCAGCTTACGGCCTCACACAAATTCTCATTTACGGTTCAATTTTCAACAACATACGACCCCATAAAGACTGGCTAAAGGGCGCCGGAAAGCTTTTTTATTGTCCCATGTGTATGGGATTCTGGTCCGGCGTCTTTTTGTTTTGTATAAATGGATGGACAGAACTATTTACCTTTGAGCATAAATTAGTTAATGCCTTAATTTTAGGATGTTTAGCTTCGGGCACTTCTTATTTATTAAGCATGTTAATAAATGATCATGGGTTGAAATTATTTCATAGGAGAAAAAATGAATAATTTTTGGACAACTAAATGGAAGCTTCAACCAGTTCGTAGGTGCTGCAGCGGATCTAATATCCCGCGGGTGATGCCCGCATGAGGAAAATAAATGGCTAAACAGTTATTAAGGGAATTTTTTGAACTTAAATGCGACGATAGAGGTTGTCAGGATCTTTTAAATGAAAATGAGAAAAGGATGAGCGGTGAAGGTTTTCTTATATTTCCCGCTAAATTACAACAGTGTAATATTAGAAATGGCAACGGGCGCACTTACCCCCGTGAAGTGTTAGAGCCAGAAATTGAAAATTATAAAAAATTAGTTAGAGACCGCAGAGCTATTGGCGAATGCGATCATCCAGATGATCAAGTTATTAATCTTAAAAACGCTTCTCACATGGTCAATCGTATTTGGTGGGACGGCGATAGTGTTTTAGGAACAATTAAGGTACTAAAAACACCAGCCGGCGACATTCTTAGAGGTCTTTATGATAGTGGGGTGCTTTTTGGTTTTTCTTCGAGAGCTATGGGCTCACTTAAAGAAGACAAAGGTGCTGACGGAAATCCCATTAATG